AAGAGTTGCCTACAAAGTACGGGATGTCCTTCATCCAATTCCTAGCAGCACAAGTGCAGGAGCAGAACCCGAAGGAAGAAGCAGAATAGTAAATGGGGAATCAAAACGATTCCCCTAAATTTTAAAACTTACACCAATGGCTGAAGAAAACAAAATCATTTTAGATGCAGATGTCAAACCCTTACAAATACAGCTAAAGGAAGCTACAGATGCACTGCTAATTGCAAGGGCAAGATTCGGTGAATTAAGTGATGAGGCTATTGAGGCTGCTCAAAATCTCGCAGGCATTAAAGATGAAATTAATGGTGCAAATGAGGCTGTGGCATTATTTGATCCAGGTAATACCTTTGGTGCATTAACTACGGCAGCAAGTACGGCAGCGGGTGGAATAGCAGCAGTACAGGGGGCTATGGCTTTATTCGGTGGAGAATCTGAAGAAGTAGAAAAGGCACTCCTGAAAGTTCAGGGTGCTATGGCACTATCACAGGGACTTTCCCAACTTAAGGACATTGGGAAGGTCACAGGTGAATTAAAGACTTCCTTCAAGGGCTTGACCTTGGGAGCAAACGGATTCAAGAAGGCTTTGATAGCTACAGGAATAGGTGCATTGGTGGTAGCTGTGGGGCTATTGGTGACCTATTGGGAAGACATCATGGGTCTAGTCAATGGTGTAGGCAGTGAACAAAAGAAACTGAATGAAGCCACCCAAAAAGACCTAGAAGCAAACAAGGAAAAACTAGATGCTATTGATGGGCAGGCAAATCAATTAAAACTTCAAGGAAAGTCAGAAGCAGAAATCCTTCAGATGAAGATAGCCCAAACGAAAGAGGCTATCAAGTCAGCAGAGATCAACCTACAGAATGCTGAAGCTACCAAGCAGGCACAGGTAGAAGCATCCCAAAGAAACAAGGATATCCTTCAGGGAATCATTCGTTTCATTTCACTACCTATCACTGCTATTCTTGCAACCATAGATGAAGTAGGCAAAAAATTAGGTCAGGACTTTGGCTTAGAAGAAGGGTTCAGTGGTGGTCTAGCTAATATGATTTTTGATCCTGAAGGTGTGGCAGCAGAAGGTGATAAGACTATCAAGGAAGCAGAAGCAAGTCTCAATCAATTAAAGGAAAAGCAGGCAGGATTTGAACTATCTGTTTTGGATGCACAGAAAGCAGCAGGTGAAAAGGCAGCAGCAGAAAGGGAGAAGCAGAACCAAAAGGAACAGGAAGCACTAGCCATCTTGAATGATGCTAGAATCAAGATGCTTGACAAACAGAAGCAAGAAGAAGAGGCTGTAGAAAAGGCCTATTCAGATAAGCTACTAAAGTTGAAAGAAGCAGGGATTGAAGATGATGGCATCCTAGAAGCATCAAAGCAGAAGGAACTCCAGGACATCAAAGATAAATATCAGAAGGAAGATGCTGACAAAGAAGAGGCTTTCCAAAAACAGCTAAATGACATTAGAACTCAGACTAGACTTCAAGGCATCAAGGATGAAAATGAGAAAGCTAGACAGCAGATTCTACTTGATTATGAGAAGCAGAGACAGGAGATATTTGATAATGAGAAACTGACAGCAGATCAGAAGACAGCCCTAGTCCTAGAACTAGCAACACAGGAACAGCAGGCACTAGCAGCACTTCAATTCACCATAGATGAACAGAAGGCAGCAGAAGACCTAGCAGAACTTGATAGGGAGATGGCACAGGCTGACCTATCCTTCCAAATTCAGAAGGATTTGCTTGACAAAAAAGATGCTTTATTGAAGGAGCAAGTGCAGGCAGGCCTGATCACTGAAGCCGAATTCACAGAAGGCATCAAGGCAAATGCTGATGCTAGGATAGAAATAGACAAAGCAGAAGTGAATGCAAAGATGGAGAATGCTTCCAAGATTGCAGGGCTTCTAGGTGGACTTTCTAATCTAGTAGGAAAAGAGACAGCAGCAGGGAAGGCTTTCGCTGTGGCACAGGCTACGATTGACACCTATCTTTCAGCACAGAAGGCCTATCAGTCAATGGTAGGTATCCCTGTGGCAGGCCCTGCTTTGGCAGCGGTGGCAGCAGGTGTAGCTATTGCAGGAGGTATAGCAAATGTCAGAAAGATTGTAAGCACAAAAGTACCAGGCGGTGGAGGTGGTGTATCTGCACCCAATATCTCTGCATCTGCACCTGCTGTGACATCAGGAGTTCCTACTGTAGGGAATAGCCCTGTGACAGCACTAGGTCAGGTCATGAATAATCAGCCACCACTCAGGGCCTTTGTAGTGGAAAGTGAAGTGACAGGCACTCAGAAGAGGGTGGCAGATATTGAACGCAGAGCAGGATTCTAATACTTAAAGACATGGAGAAGAAAATACCACTATATCAAATGATGATAGGGGATGCTATTGAAGATGATGAAGAAGTAGATTTCATTGCCTTGGTAGAATACCCTGCCATTCAGAAAAACTTTCTTGCTTTCAAAGATCAATTTGTAGAGCCTGCACCAAACGAATCAAAAGAGGAGTTCCTACCTAGATGCATAGAATATGTGATCAATGAAGGTAAGGAATCAGAGCAGGCTGTGGCTATTTGCTCCAATATGTGGGAAGGTAGATTTCAGGAAGACTCATATTCTGACTATCCCCAATCAGCAAAGGACAATGCTGAAAGGGGAATCCGTTTGAATGAAGAAATAGGGAACAGATGTGCTACTCAGGTAGGGAAGGTCAGAGCGACTCAGATCATGAAAGGAGAACCACTTTCTAGGGAGACCATCCGTAGGACTTATTCCTACCTAAGTAGAGCAGCGGATGACTACAAGCCTGAAGACACAGAAGCCTGTGGCACTATTTCATATCTTTTGTGGGGTGGTGAACCTATGCTAAGATGGGCAGAATCAAAGATGAATCAGGATGACTTCCAGGCTGTAGGCTTCAATCAATTCAGCATAGAAAACCCTGAACAGAAGATCGTGACAGGGCCTTTGATGATTGCAGATTTGCCGATCTACAGAAGGGATGCAGATGAAGAATACTATGTGACCTTTTCTGCTGCTGAGATTAAGAAGATAGTGCAGCGTTTCTTCAAGAAGGGCTACCAATCCAAGGTAAATGTAGAGCATTCTACACCTGTGGATGGGGTCTTCATGTTTGAATCCTACATCATTGACAGGGAGAAGGGAATCATGCCTCCCAAGGGATTTGAAGAAGTCTCTGATGGGTCATGGTTTGGGTCATTCAAGGTATAGAATGAAAAGATATGGGAAGAAGTGAAGGCAGGAACTTTCAAAGGCTTTTCTGTGGAGGGGCTTTTCAGATATGAGAAGACAAACAAGGTGATCACAGAGGAGGAGCAAATCATGTCACAAATTTTCAAAATATTGAGTCAAATTGAACATTAAATACTAAACGAATACTTACAATTATGAACGCAAAAGAAGCACTAGTACAAATCAAGAAACTCCTTTTCTCAGAAGCAGAAAAGAAGGCAGCCTTTGCAATGACTGAAGGCAAACTAGTAGATGGAACTATTGTAGCCTATGATCTAGAATCAGGTGAAATCTTTGTAGTAGGAGCAGAAGGTGAAAGCATTCCTGCACCTGTTGGAGAACATCAGCTAGAATCAGGTGAAATAGTGGTAGTCCTTGAAGAAGGTAAAATTGCAGAAGTAAAGAAGGCAGCAGAAGCACCATCTGTAGAGGTGGAAATAGAGGCTGCTGAAGAAGTACCTGCTGAAGAGCCTAAAAAGGATGAGGCAATGGCCAAAGTAGAAGAGGCCATGAGTGATCTTGAAAAGAAAGTTGAAGAACTAGCCTACAAGATCAAAGCAATGGAAGAGAAGAATGAAGAAATGAAGCAGGCAGTGAAACTTTCTGCTGTAGTTCTTGAATCTCTTGCCAAAGAACCAAGTGAGAAAGCAATCTCTTCACCCAATTCCTTTCATAAGGCTATGAAAGTAGAGAAGGATGATAGATATGCAAACATTCAAAAAGCATTTCAAATTTTAAAACAAAAATAAAATGGCCTTAGATTTATCAGCTTTAACTAACTATGTTAAGGAGAACGAATTGCAGCTTACATCTGCTGCTATCTTCTCTGCAAAAACAGCTTCTTTGATTGAAGCAAGAGGAAATGTCCAGGTAGGTATCAAATCTGCTGAGACTATCAATGTAATGACTACAGATGCAGTATTCCAAGCAGGTGGATCATGTGGATTCAACAGTTCAGGAACTACTACTATCACTCAGAGAACTTTGACTGTAGGAAAGATCAAGGTTCAGGAATCAATTTGCCCTAAGACTTTTGAAGCTAAGTATACTCAGAAGGCTTTGCGTGAAGGATCAAGCTATGACTACATGGCTTATGCTACTGAATACTCTGCACAGAAAGTTCAGAGAATTGGTGCTGCTTTGGAGACTGCAATATGGCAGGGTGATACTGCTTCAGG